TCCCATTCTCTATCCTTTTCAAATTCACATAATAATCCAAATAATCTATTTTTTAAATTATTGCCATAAGCTTCCTTCATTATTTCATTCATATAATACCACTTAACTTTGTGAAATCAAATGGTTTATTATCTTCTCTTGAACGATAGTAAATGCTTTCTAAATCAAGCGCTTGTTTTCTTTCTAACTTTAATTTATTATCCAATTTATCTAATAAATTTGCCTGTGAGAAATCTCGTTCAACATACATAGGCTTAATATTTTCCCATGTCATGATACATCTATTTAACCATTCACATTTCATATAGTTAGCCAATATTTGAATTTCTCGTGATTCCAACTCTCCGCAAAATGCCGGACCACTGTTATTTTCTTCTACAATTGTCAAGTCAACTCTTGGAAATTTAAACCAAGGGATTGCTGCGTCAAGTAACTGTCTCCAGTCCTTTTCAGCATCTTCAATAAGCCAATCTTGCCATTCATCATCTAATATACGTGCTAAAAACGCATCGTAAACTTTAGATATTGGGGTAGCCATATTAACCCTCCTGACGTGATTCCTTTGCTGCCATAGCCGCTTCTGCTTCTTCTGCTCTCGCATACTCAATCGCGCGCATTACTTGCTTTCCAGTCATTTTTGATAAAATTTCTGCTTTGTCAATCTTCAAATCACTAGAATGCTCAATCGCATAATCAGTTAAATCCATAATCTGATTTGGCTGAAGCTTAGCTAAATTATCTTTAAATTCTTTCATGGGCATAACACCAATCATTCTTTTCATAAATACATCTGTAAGTTCTACTACAACTGGCGTTTCATCTTCGGACATTAAGCCCATATCTTTCATAAATTCTTTATCATTGCACTTAAGATATCCCTGGAAGAATAAAGCTTCAATACCTGGTTGATAAAACAACTGTTCAAGTAATTCTCTATCAAATGGATATTTAGCACCTCTTTTAGACCAAACTCTGCTAATATGAAATTCTGGTGCATCTAAAGATATAGTGCAATCTGCGCAACTTTCTACCATAACTTGATTTTCTTTCATAATAATTTACTCCTTTTATCTCCTTAAAAAAATTGGGAAGGAGGACTTGCCTCCTCCCCATAATTATATTATAAAACTAATTTGAATTAGTTCCAACGTGGATAACCGTGATCGGTTGTATCTACGTCGATTCCAAGAACTGCATAGTCAACCCAGTCAGTTGCTGTAATGCTTTCGTTCTTATAAACACCCCAGTTATTGAAGTTGATAATACCAACACCAACCTTTCTATAGGACATAATTTCCATAGATTGATCCTTGTTAGTCCAATCCCACATCTGAGTTGTTCCTTCAAGTACAAGCTTAACAACCTTTTCATGTCCTGTAGGAAGAACGTAAGCATACTGTGGATTGATGAGCTTCTTTTCGTTGGAGTCGTCTTCAAATCCTTGCTTAATTTCTACTACTGGTGTTCCACGGAACATGGAGATTCTACCACGATCATGGATAGCAGACATATCTTCTGGAGAAAGCTTTGTTACATTGTTTGCTGTATAGTAGTCAACGCCCATTTCAATAATGAATTCCGGAGAAGCGAAGATTGTGCATCCAGCGCCGTAAGCCTTAACTGTATTAACAAGGTTAACCATTTGCTTAGCATTGAAGCTATTAGCGATTACCTTGTTTCTAGCAGGCATCTTAGCATTTGTAGCAGCAGTCATAAGAGCCTTCTGAACTTCACCATAGATACCCTGAACCTGAGCATCAGACATAACCTTCATAAGGTCAGCAAGATTTTCAGCACCATCAAGGAATCTTTCGAAGTCCATTGTGATTCCGCCACCGATAGACTTCATACCAATCTTGTATGTTTCTGTATCAAGTCTAGCAGTTTCATATACACCAGAGAGACCAACCTGAGTAAGGAATTTCTTTGCTCTGTTGCGTCCAATAGGACCTCTCTTGAACATTACTGTTTCGCCCTGTCCAACCTGCTTGATTTCACAGAAAGCACCGAGTTGTTGCATAACTTCTACTGGTACGATCTTTTCGGCAGTTTCAATAATAATGTCATAAATGTCATAACGATTCTTCATGAAATCATTAAGTGTTGTTGTCATAGACTTAAGCTCATTTAAGAGTGCTTCATCAACTGTCTCAAGAGAGAAGTTAGCAGGAGCAGTTCTCTTAGCAGCGTGAAGGGCAAGTTCTTTTAATTCTTTAAGTTCCATTATTATATCCTCCCTTCAAATTAAAGTGCAATAAACTTAACAGCTTTCTGTCTGTCAGGCATTGTTGTTCCGCAAACTACAAGAGCAAATGCTCCATCAGCAGTCTTATTAACAAGAATAGAACCATCAACTGATGTATGTCCATACATTCTTACAGTTGCGCAGTTAGCAATGTCAGTCCAGAAATTAGCTTCTTCGTATGTACCTTCAACAAAATCGAAAGATACGCAATTTGTTGTGAACTTATCTCCTTCAGCGAGGTATCCAAGTCTTGGAAGGAAAGTATTCTTTTCAAGCTTGAAATCCTTAAGAGCGCCAGCAAGACGTTCATCGTACATATGTTCTGTACTATAGTGTAAAAGTGCCTTACCATCAGCAGTTGGATACTTTACAAGTTTAGCAACTGGATCGATAGCAAGCATCATTCCGTTTTCTACGTAATTAGCAGCAAGGTTCGGATCGATCTTGCATTGTGCTTCAATTCTGCCATCTCTACGGAATGCAACCTGGTTAAGTTCAACCTGGCCATATCCTTCATGGGCAATTCTTTTAGCAGCCATCTTTATTGTCCTCCATCAAATTACTTTTGATATTTACTTAAAATTTGTTCAAGACCACTCTTTGGATTGTTATCTTTTGGAATTGCCTTGAATTCAGTGGATTTACTGAATACTTGTGGATTTGCCTTCTTGAGTTCATAAGCAAGTTCCTTATCAAGTTGTTCTGCAGTAAATGTGTCAACTGCGGCAGTATATTTTGCAAGTACTTCCTCAGAGAGCATTTCGCTATAACTATCAATAATTGCCTGTTTCTCAGTAAGTTCAATATTCTTTTTATATTCAGTAAGTGATGCATTTTCAGACTGAAGAGTTTCAAATGCGGACTGAACATTTTCAAGTGTTGTTTTTGTTTCGTTCAGTAATACATTAGCATTATCATACTGAGTTCTGATTTCATCTCTTTCTGTTGTTAATGTAGAAACGTTTTCAGTTAACTCTGTAATTTTCAGTTCAAATGCAGATTTTTCATTGGTTAAATTTTCAACTTTTTCATTGGTCTCATTATATAGATTATCAATCTTTTCATAAGTACCTTGATTTAATACTTTAATCGCATTAAGAGCAGCATACTCTTCTTCTGTTACGTCGAGAATATATGCTTTCTTTTTTCCACAAACGAACACTTCATCTTCTGGTCCGTCATCTTCAGCTTTCTTCTTTTCGTAATAAACACGTTCAAAGCAATCTTCGCTGTAATTCTTACAAAGTGCATAGTCATCATAGACTTCGCAAATTTCGTAATCAACAGTCCAATTACCTTCTTCTGTGTAATTTGTGTTTAACAAATTCCATAATTTTTGGCACTTGGCTCTGTCAGACAGCTTATAGTTAATTAACATTGCGTGTCCTCCTTTGTTAATGTTTTTGAGTTTTAGATTGTATTCTTCAATTTTTTTTACCATCTGTGCGACGGATTCATAAAGACTGAAGAATGCAGCACCTTCAAAGCAAGGTTCAGTTTCTTCTCCTAATATTTGAAGTCCTAAGAAGCAAGCCCTGGTAAATGAAAAACATTTCTGTCCATCTACTTCAATCCATTCACCTTCAATTGACTTGTCATATAACTCCATGGATTGCGCTTTTCCAACAATATCTTCTGCTTCAGAATATAATGCAGTAAAGAGTAAAATATCAACACATGCATATTCGCGTTCTACTCCATCTTCATCCATATGCTTTTCCCAAGCAAAATGTGGATTTTCTGGCACAATACCATAAATACGGCCTAATTCACGTTTCTTACCATGATCTGTAAAATCGTCACCGTCGTATATTCCTTTTACAGGTGTATAAGGAATAGTTGCAAGAAGTTGTTCAGCAAAGTCATCACTAATGAAACTACCATTACGGTTTACTCCTTTGTAAAAGACTCTGCATCTAGCTTTTGAAGTTACATCATTAAATTTTTCTAATGCTCCATAAACAGTAATAGGGAAGGAATTAATTTTGGTTAAATCGTTCACTGATTAGAACCTCCTTCCGTTTGATTGTCTAAAGATTTCTCGTTTGCCTAGGTTTGTTCGGCTTTTTCCTCTTGTTCTTTAACAGGGCGGCCGCCCTCTGAGGACGACTCAGCGCTTTGTGTATAAGCAGAGGCAAGTGGCCTAAGCTTCTCGCCTAACCCTAATACATCATTCTCTAAATCTTTAATGTCGCTTAAATCTTTTTGAGATAAATCCATGGCAAGAGCAGGAAGTAATAAACTGTAACCAGACTAGGCTAATTTAAATCCATTTTCTATATATTTATCTACGTTATAATTACTAATAGGTAAAATACTATATTTAAATGAAATATTAGAATTAGCGAAATTAGAATTAATTACATTTGTAACAAATTTGCTAAATTTATTTGCCAAATGCATCATTAGTGCTAAATCATTCTTTAATGAAGATTCAAGTGTCGTACTACCAGTAGCAGTAAATACTTGACCGCTAACACCCGCATTTGCATATACATTATTTAGCATTCTATCAAGTGTACTATTTTGAGTCTCAGCCGCAGTTTTAGATGATATATCTGAAATATCTGCATAGCTTGTTAATACACTTAAATTTTTATTACCTTTCATCATCTGAACGGTACCTTTATGTATTTCAGCCGCTTCATCGGGTTCAAATAATAAAGAACCATCATTTAGATGTGGTATCTGTTGAACTATAACTTTTCTAATTTCTTCTCGATTACGTTCCTGTTCAGTCTCTACTGCATATTCATATTCAATGGTAGCAGGAATTACATTTAAGAAAATTGGTCTTCCATCAAACATAGGGAAGCATACACCAATATCACTTGGGATAATCATCCATTTAGATAATTCCTTACCTTGTTGCCAGCGTTTATAATATCTGATAATTTCATCAGGATATGCTCGCATAGCAGTTTCCATTTCATTGAGTCCGCGCAGTGAATTAAAATAACTGACATCAAATTCAATTAAATCATTGCCATATTCATCTTTATAGTTTGAGCAACAATAACCACATGGTAAATCAAGACACGAAAAGGTTTCTTTATCGTTTCTAGTGATTACACCATAGTAGCCACCATATATTAATGCTCTAAGCGCGCAATTTTCTAAAAATGATGGTAAGTTCAACTTTTCAACATAATCCAAAGCATTATAATATTTCTTCTAAATATGCGAAGTGGAGAGCTTCTTACCAAAACCTGGATGTGGAATTAAAATACCAGTATATTTTAGAAGTGTAGCATAATGAAGGATTATTTGACTATAAAAGCCATCTTTATAAAAATAATTGCGTGACAGCTTTTGCTGCTCGCTAAGAACACCCGAATTGATAATCTTTTCGATTTCGTCTTTCGTATAATCTTTTAATTTTGTACGAACTTGACGGTCATATTTACCTTTGTAAGCATTATCATTTGTGGCTATCATCGCTTCGCTCGCGCGTTTAAATGTATCCAAACTAAAGTTTTTGATATTAGAATCCATTGTAGCCTCCTTGATTGTTATCTTACACTTATTAAGTGACATTTAACACATATATCGTATGTAAAAAAATTGCTTATTCTATGGATTCTGTGAAAAAAGTTAGCTAACGATTCATCTTTGAAGCCCTACGATGATATCTACCAATTTCATTTTGTTCAATTTCCTAAATACGCCATAATCCATAAGCGCAACTCATATAACGGTCATCATGCATATTAGAATTAATTGGTTCTAATACAACATCACTGCCGCTATTACCAGCTTTTAATTTAAAGTTAAGGCATTCTTCAATAAGACGAGATGTCATCTCGTGCGGCATTAATCGCGCCACACGTTTTTCGACTGACATAGTTTGTCCTTTTTTAGTTGCCATAATTTCAGTTTTTGCATCTTGTTCTTTTATAAGAAAAGCAACCAATCCTTGATTAATGCGCATGTACATATTAGAATTAATACGCGATTTCAATGGACCATTTGCTTTAATACCATAAAGTATCTTTTTGCAGTCACGAGGTTGAATATCTTTATAGTTATCATCATTATTAAAACCATAAGCCGGATATACTTCACCAAATTCATCAATTTGAGTTTGAATTAATAAATCTGCAATACCCGCGCCTATGCCATTGATATCAATTACTACTTCACGTGGCTAGAATTCTTTTATTAATCGTTTTAGATCTATAACCTATGCAGTAAAATGACGACGCTCTTTAGTCTTACCTAAAATTTCAATATTTACCAGCGCCGCTCTGTGAATACCATTTCCATTTATATTGACTTTAAATATAGATACAACAGACATATCATTAAAACGTCCAACGTCGTAACTAAACAAATAATATTCAGAATCGTTTAATTGATGTCTTTTAAAATGTGGATTCTTAAGTACTCTATGATTCAATATTTTATCATAGCTAAACCATGAATCGTCATTCGTACCAGACCAGTAACTCATAAATTCTCGCGCGAATGAATCTACGTTATACGAAGCAGACATTTTCAATGAATTAATATAATCTTTGCTAATAAGTCCATGTGCTACCGGAATCCTATAATCCAGCCCCGTTACAAAAGTACTTTCTGGATCAATAATTCCAGATTCAAACATATCAATCATTAATTCATATGCAAATGTAGCTTTAGAACCTGCAGATGTACAACAAATACGTTGCTAATTAGGTTCTTTAGGATTAATAGTTCCATCCGGCAAATAGCGAGAAACTGTTAACATCGGTAAAACAATTTCATTAATCGCATCGCCATCAGCATCTCTAATCTCATCTATAAAGCCACCGTTCTAACGTTGACCACGAGCGCTATCTTTTGCAAGTACTACCATAAAACGTGAACCATTTAAAAACTTCAATTCTGTATAATCACGTCCATAGTTTCCTGGAATCGTACCTGCCGCTTCTGCAATTTGCCAGCCAACAATCTCTCTTTTTAAAAGAGGCCAATGTTGGAATAATTCATTCAATTTACCTTTTGCGATTTCGGCGGCCTGCTACTTGGTCGTCGCAACGATCATAACCTTTCTACCAGGCATAAATACACATTGTAGAAAGAGCGCAATGATCGCAATAAATGATTTGGAAGTGGATCGCGCAGCAGTAAAAAAGACAGACCTAAATCTCATCATTGATCTAAGCATAATACGCTAATAGAAGAAAAAATGAAATTCAGTTTCTGTTGATTTAATTAAATCTAAGAACATATCAGGATAAGCAGTCCAATAACTAAAAGCATCTCCTAAATTATTAAACTAACTCCTAAGATACTCTGCATTTAACTAAAATCCTTTTTTTAGCTTAATCCCATCTCGCTCACCATCGGAGGTAGTGATTAAATTATCTATTTCACTCATCATCTTCCTCCAATTCAAACTTCTCTTCAAACAAATCTTCGTATCCCTGCTGGTCAAATTGATCATCAACATTTATAGCCGAAGTGTTATAATAGTTGTCATTTTCTAATTCATGTGCAGTTTTAAGCGCTTCGATACGGCGCGTTATTTCATCGCCGATACTTACTTCCTAAGTATACATCCTTTGATTGAAATTCTGCATTGACTTCATCGTCTCATCTACGATATCCCGAGTCTCATCATCATAAAACTTGTTTCTCCATCCATTGGCCTCCATCCATTTTGCAACTTCACCAATAGATTCAAAGTCATTTGCATTTTTTACATTCTTAGGAGTAAAATCGCCTGCCTTGATAATTTTATCATAAGAAGATAGCAACTTATCAAAATCACTTCCCTCTTCAATTCTTCTATCAATTTCATACGAAATCTTACAAAGCTTTATAGCCTAGTCCTATGCAAGCGCGCCGGATACGTTCTACGTATTCAGCAACCCCTTATACAACTATTCCAGATACATATACGCTTCATCGTCATATATGCCCCATCTTTCTCTATAGAGCTTTTTTTGTTTTTCATCCAATACTGGTAAGCTATTCTCAATTTCTTGAGATTCTTGTAATTCCTTAAATTTCTAAAAGTAATCTTGCCAGCCAATATCTTCGTATTGCTATTCCATAAAAATTTCGCAATATTTATGAAATACATTGCGTCCCGCTTGCGTCTTTATCTTTTCCCATTCCTTTGGAGCGAAAGGTACGTCCGCATATTGACATAACTTATTAACCTCACCCCAATCCCAGTGCGCATCTTCCAATAAGTTCGCAATGCAATCATCGCAAAGAGGAATTACATGGTCACTATAAAATTTTGACTTAGTTGGCGCAAAGCTTTCAGGACCAAAATTCCCTTTGCAACAATCGCATTGTTTCAACAGGAAGTTATGCTATTTATTAATGTTTGGTTGAAGACCCATTTGTAACCTCCTGAACGTCGAGGGCGGCAGCATCGCTTGGCGCGCATTCAACGTCGCAGGATGACGCTTCTGGACGGTCGGCCGCAGTAAACGTATTCTTCTTCGTCATCTTCTTCTTTGTATCTTTATCTACACATGCTCGCATCAATTTCATAAATCTTCTTCTTTGCCATCTATTAAACGGCTTAAACTTTTCCACTATTTCTTCGAGCATGACTTCGCTATCTCTCATAACCAACTAATCATCTTTCTTCTCCGCTAATTCCACACCCAAAAGTCTAGCTACTCCTAAAAACTCTTCTGGACTTAGTGTAGTCAAAATCTTCAAAAATTCATTCAATCCCTTATTTTCCATTTTTAATAATCTTCTTCTCCTCTCTACTAATCTTATCGCAATACTTACATCTGCTATTCAATCCATCGCTAGATCTCTTGTTTCTCACAAAGTAAGTAACACTTCTCAAATACGTCCGGCCGCAACAACTACATGTCTTAAACTCTTCCGGAAAATACATCAACTCTATCATCTTCAAGTGTTCACTGGCGGCCGCATTAATCTGCGGAATTATCTTCTATCTAAAAATTGTACTAATATAATTAATCGTATAATTCTTCCCATACTTCTTATTCACATAGTCCGCAATATCCTAATTCCTAATTTTCTTCATTTTCATATCCAGAATCTCTTGCTGTAACTTAGTCAATTCCGTAAAACTCACATAATACTTCAGTGTATCCATCAACGCCCCAATATTTCCTTCCAGCGTCTCCGCATCACGCCCATCTGCCAATTCATCCTAAGCCATGATCAGCGCGTACACGTCTTCCAGTTCCCTAAAATCAAATCCAAATCTCGAATCTTCTTGCGGTCTACTCCAATACTATTTTGACAACTACTTCAACTCATCTTCTTCATACGATTTCGGATTCAACCTATCTCTAGTCCTAAACACCAACTCATTATATCTATCTTGTTTATTACACAAACCCAGCGGCCGCACTATGATTTCCGCATCCCAATCCAACGTAGGCGCAATCGTAACAATCGGCACGCTCTAATGTCTCTAAATCGGTGTTTCTACTGAATCGAACAGTGTATACTATTCCCTTCTCAAATCAGCCAGCTAATGCCGCATCTTGAGATACTTATACGGAGTCCAATCCTCAACTCGACTCCTATAATCCTATACATCCGCCTCTGAGAACTTAGACAAGAGTTCTTCTCTGATTTCAGTGCGTTTTTCATGCATTAGTTCATATTGATTAATAGCGAAGTCGGTCGCATCTATTCTCTCAAACAAATCCACAAATACTTGTTGAAGGCGGCCAGTCGTCTTCTCAAGCGCTTTTTCTCTTGAGAATTTCGGAGCTTTTTTAACAAAATGTGTGCTGATTTTGTTGAGTTGCGCTTCGTTGAAAGTAGGTGATTCGATGAGCGCATCAAGGGATTCGGCTTCATGGGTATTGTCCCAATTGCCGTGCTTAGTAGCGATTTGTACGGATTTTTCCTATACATCGTTTTTACCTGTATCGGGGTTGCGGCCCCATAAAATGTAATCAGCAATTGTTTTGAGTTCAGACTCATTTGGCGGTGAGTCGATGAACTCTTTTTGATTTAAGTACTAACGGACAAATTCGGTGCGCTCCACATTGGTGCTAAGTCCGAAGTCCAAATTTAAACGGTTTTTCAATATTTCCTCCATAAAACTTATACGGGCGACGTAGGAAAAATCGGACCGTATGTTTTGAATTTCTTTTTATATGTATATTATACCAGATTTTGGGAGGGGAGTCAAATTTTAAGGCGATAGGTGAGAAAATTTTTTCGTATGATTTTGGTACGAGGCCGTCGTGTTAGTTTGTTAAATAATTAACAATCTACCAAAACTACCCCGCCGGTTTGTTAAAAAGTTGTCAATCTTTTTTTTAATTTTTCGCTTGACTTTGGTTGTTGCTAGGACTATACTATTCTTGCAAGGGCAACCTTGCAAAGCAACTTGACAACACAATATATTAAACAGTTAGGCGTAAGCGGAAAGGAAAAAAACAATGTTTGAAAAATTTTTTATGCTTGAAAGCGAAAGCATCAAAGCAAAGATTATCAGGGATATTTTAGCAAATGAAAACGATAGCGGAAGATATGGCAAAGCCTTTGAAATTGCACTCAAAACCGCAACCAATAACACAGTTGCTGGGCACAACAAAACTGATAAAAAAATGGCAATAATTGACAACAACGGAAAGAAACACTTTGCAAGTGTTGAAATTAAAACCAATGGCGGAAGAATAGACGATATTAATAATAGTGATTATATCATTTATGCTATGGATATATGCAATAGCACCACAAAAGGTAACAGAAGAATAGCCGAACCAATTATTATGAAAACAGAAACATTTATGGCAATATTGAAAAAATGCGGAGCAATTAAAACTGTAAATAAAGGCGGTATGTTGGACGGTTATGCGATACAGGTTAGCAATAAAGCCTTTTATGAAGCAATGGTAAATTATCCAAACAAGTTTATCTTGGGAAAGACTTATCATGAAAGTGAAATAGCATAACAGCAAAGTGGAACAGTTAAAAAAACTGTTCCATTTTTTCTATCTGGGATTGTTAATTTTTTAACAATCTTCGCACTTTAATACTTTAATACATTAAAGTGTTAAGGTATTAATACTTTAATGTAGTAAAGCATTAAACTATTAATACTTTAATACATTAAAGCATTATCACTTTAATACATTAAAGCATTAAAGTACAGTACATTGTTAAATATTTAACATAAAGTCCAGATGTAAAAATGCAGATTGTTAAATATTTAACGACATGTTTTAGTGCATTAAAGTATTAAAGCACTAAACCGAAAAACAGACGATTTTAGCATATTTTACTATGTAAATGATAAATATATTAATTAAACTATTTCAAACAAAAATAGGGTATATTTTAACGCTTTTAAGGGTATAATATACCAATAGCGAAATAG